TGATTACTGATACAATCTAATATTTTCAGCACGTTTGAGGGTTTCACTTACATACTGAGTGGAACCCTCTCTGTATGTCATAAGATCCTCTATATCATCACGAACGACCTGTAGATATTTTGGTTTAAGTAAGTAGATATTTCTTTTCGCTTCGTTTACTTTTTGCTCGTACTGATAGTTTGTAATTGGTATTGTTGGTGTGACAGTCTTCATATCACCTGCTCGCTCATCAAAAAAGGTAATAGAATATGTTGACTCCACTTGCAGTCCTGCATTTACAATTACAACATTTCTAGCATCCTTTACTTCGATAGTTTCATAATGGTGAATACCACCGATTAGATTTTCGTAAGTGCCATACTTTTCAGTCATTAATTCATCAAATACATTGTTTGGTATTGGCCATTCATTTTGTATATTTACAATGTTGTTTGCTGTCAAAACTAACCAGTCGAGAGTAGAATCCTTATAAATTTCAAACGCCACATTATCAGGGCGATCGTCACCCCGAACTTGATATTTTGTAAAGAAAGTAAGATCTCGGAAGATATCTTCTCTCAAGAATCCCCTTTTAAAAAGATTTTTTACTCTTATATAATCAGAGATTTTTGCGTCAGGAAGTCTACTGACGTATTCAAAATCGGGAACTTCTGAAAAATAACTTGACATTTTAGAATCCTACATCTCCATCACTTTCACCATACTGATCATTAAATACAGGTTCAAGTTCTTTAAATGATAATGATAATTCTATCGATACTGGTGCTCCATTTTTAAAGGTAGCGTAATTATTATTTGGTGTATAGTTTACACCCACACTTAATAACGCACACTCTTTAATCTTATTTAAATATTTATTTTGTTCACCATCCTCTCCTCTATGTAAGTATTCAATCTGGAAAGTGTGTGGTGCTTTAACAAGGTATTGTGCAGCAGTTCTTTGTGGTGATCCGCCTTGTTTGAAGAACCTTAAAATTCTCATGATTTCATCACTCTCATCACTATTTCTTGCTCCCATCTGGAAGGTGAAATTAAATGGTCTAAGAGTTGGTCCTTTAAATAGAAGCTCAAGGTTAGGATTGACCACAGCACCTTGAGTTCTCGCAAGCACTTCATCAGCAGAAATGCCAACTGCAGCACCGGAGATAATACCTTGTAATGCATCTCTAGCTGAACTAGCAGTTGCGCTCAATTCTTTAAGTTGTCTTTCTACTGCTGCACCTGCAGCACCAAGACCTCCTCCCCGTGCTAAAGCAGCACCAGCGATTTCTAATCCTGCAATTTGAAGTGGATTGATTCGACCATCTCCCCAGTCAGCATTATTCTGATCAGTGATTGCACCTGGGATTGGGAGAACTACAGTACCGATTGCATTTCTATTATCTGGTCTATCCCCAAGTGCTGCTGCTGTTCCTTTTTTTGTAACTTTTCTGGGTACGAATTCAAGCATACTAAACTTGATCACATCCATATTAGTGCTTCCAATCGTCAAGGGAAATTTAAGATTTCCAAATTTGTTTCTTGTCCCTTTTGCAGCACTGTTATCAGGTTTTCCTCCGCCTTGATTTTTAGGAAGGTCTTCTATAGGAACTGTCGTTGTGTTGAGAGGTTGCCCTGTTAATCCACTTGGTGCATCTGCAGGTGAAGCAACATTTTGTAGTCCACCCATAACTGTATTGACATCCTCAGGTAGAACATCCATTCTCTTTCCTAGCTCTGCTTTGATGCCGTTATTTGTAGTTTTATTAATAACTGAATCAGAGTTCGCTAGGTCTTTCTGCAATTCGGCATCTGCTACCCCTGCCATGAGTGGATATTCTGGGTCTGAGTAAGACCATTTACCATCTTTTTTTATTGCTGCTGGTTGAAATGTTCCATTTTTTTCAACATATAATACTGTCTGTGAGTCAGTAATTCTGCCAGATTGAGATCTACCGGTAATTTGAGTGACTGCTTTAGTTCTTACCGCTCCTCCACCAACTGTATTGATAGCATCCTTCGATACAATATCGCCAGCAACGTATTGCGCTTGTCCGTTTTTTACTTGCTCTCTCGTGCCAGCTTTGAACTCTGCCATTAGATATGGTTTTTATTTATTTAGTACGAATTTTCCATATTGTAATGAGAGTAGATCATCAAGTTCAGTTCTATTAACAATGTATACTTGAGTACCTAATTCTTCCCAGGTATAATTTCTGTACTCTTGATGATGAAAGTTTATTCCACGAAATCCCCATTGAAATAATTCAGTCACTGCCACTAATGGATGTTGATCATAACTGATGTTTGGTGTCTTTGCAAAGTATTTGAAGGTGCAGATATTACCCTCTTCGGGAATCGGTGCCACAGTATCATTCAATGCATACATGATCAATTCCATTCTATCTTCGACATCAGACTCAGATTGAATGTCTTGCCTTATAGGTTCGATACGATTCATTTGATACCCAGTTCTTCTTCGGTGATTATCTTAAATTCAATTCTTCTATCTTCACAGAACTCAGTTGCTGCTTTCCACTTTGCCTGGTTGACAGCATATGTTTTACATTCATATATGTATGACTTAGTGACCCTTGATTTTTTCTTGGGTTCCATGGTCTGTCTTTTTGGTTTCACCTCAATTACATAGGTTTTGACTTGACCTGTGCTTTCTTTTACTTTAATGATGAAGTCGGGGAAGTAACGATGCACTCTTCTATCAACAGGAGATACATACGGAATCCAGAATTCCTCACTACCCCACTCCATAATATTTTCGTTCAGGTCACACCACTTACAAAACTTGCGTTCCCAACTACTACGACATATAATATTGTCTGGATTACCCTTATATTTCCTAGGATATGAAGGTTTGTATTTACTTTTGATACTTTCCGGCATACATAATATATAAGGTAAAAATTATTTATAAATGCCTAAGATAAGGTCTGTTACAGACATTAAATCAAAACTACTTAGACCTGCATTAACATCCTTTTATGAGGTCGATATAGACCTTCCTAAAGGAGATGGTGTCCTTGCGGATCGTTTATCTGCACTAAGAGCAGATAGTAGTGAGGAACAAGATTTGATAAACTTGAGATGCTGTGAAGCATCTCTGCCTGGTTCTAACTTAGCTACTCTTGAAACAACCAATACTTATCATGGTGTAACGGAAAGACATGCATACAGGAGAGTGTATGATGATAGAATTGATTTAACTTTTTATGTTGATGCTGAGAAATATCTTGCCATTAGATTTTTTGAAACCTGGATTGATGGTATAATGTTGCAGGATACTGACAACGCTAATCCACCTGCTGCTGGTAAAGGTCCGATCGATTCAACATATACATATCGCTCAAGATATTCTGATAATTATGTGTCACCTCAGGGTTTGAAAGTTAGAAAATTTGAAAGAGATTTTGAATATTCAAACTCTATTCTTGAATATACCTTTGTCAATTCTTATCCATTTTCCATATCAGCGATGCCCATATCATACGAAACATCATCCCTTTTGAAATGCACCGTGTCTTTTAGTTATTTGCGTTATGTTGTAAACGAACTTCAAGGAAATAATACATTTGGTTCGAGACAAACACCTGCTTTGAACAAACAACTTGCTGAGTCATTCGCAGATCAAGCAGCATTTAATTCTTTTACTAATGCATCAGAGATTAGTCGCGATGTTTCTAGACTCAAAGTTTCTTTACCAGAAACCGCTGATATTGACTTCTCATCTGCCTTCCTATAAGCATCTAAATAACCATACTGAAATAATCATATAAACATCATGCCTTTACCAAAAATTGCCTCGCCAACTTATCATCTTGAGTTGCCATCTACAGGACAAGAAATCACGTATCGTCCCTTTTTAGTTAAGGAGGAGAAGGTTCTTGTCATCGCATTAGAAAGCGAAGATACTAAGCAGATTACAACTGCTATTAAGAATGTAATTAAGAATTGTGTCCAGACTAGAGGAGTTAAAGTAGAAACTCTTCCAACTTTTGATATTGAATATTTGTTCCTTAACATTCGTGGCAAGTCTGTAGGAGAGGAGATCGAAGTAAATATTATCTGCCCTGATGATGAAGAGACACAAGTCCCTGTAACGATTGATCTTGATGATATTAAGGTAGTGAAGAATGATGATCACACCAATAGAATTAAATTAAGTGATGACTTAATGATGGAGATGAAGTATCCATCTCTTGATGAATTTATTAAAAACAACTTTGATTTTAATGACAAAAATCAAATGGATCAATCATTTGAATTGATTGCGTCATGTATTGATAAGATCTATAATGAGGATGAGGTCTGGGCAACTGAGGATTGCACTAAGAAAGAATTGAATGAATTCTTAGAGCAGATGAATTCTTCACAGTTTAAAGATATTGAGAAGTTTTTTGAGACGATGCCTAAGTTGTCTCACAAACTGAAGGTCAAGAATCCCAAAACTAAGAAAGAGAGTGAAGTTGTACTGGAGGGACTGGCAAGTTTTTTCGCGTAGCTCTCATTCATATGAATCTTGAGAGCTACTACAGACTTAATTTTGCCTTGATGCAGTACCATAAATATTCATTGACCGAGATTGAGAATCTTATCCCTTGGGAGAGAGATATTTACGTTGCCTTATTACAGCAACATCTTGAAGATGAAAAGTTAAAACAAAACCAAGCGAACGCTAACAGGTAATGGCATCAAAGGTATTAGATCCTATTGATATCCTTCTAGAACTGGGTATTGATCTCGATGATTTATCGGAGCAGGATTATCTTAGTGCCTTAAAAGAAGCAATTGCAACTATTGAATTTAGAACGGGTGGTAGAGGTGACGAAAGAAGTGCTACCCTTAGAGAAGAAGTTATAAAATTAAGAAGACCAAAAGCAAAGAGAACAAAAATATCTGCTGACTCATTTAAAAAAGGAACTGCTATTGGTGGAAGTAAAGGTGGTGCGCTTACAGTAAGACCATCATCATCTCTTATTCCATCATCTCTCAAACCAGATGAAGATGAAGAAGATGCAGAGGTAAAAGAAAAAGAACAGAAAGAATCTGTTGTCAAAATTCTCTCTGACATCTCAAAGACTGTCCAGTCAATTCTTAAAACTTTAAAGAAAAAAACTAAATCAGACAAAGATCTTGCAAGACAAAATAGGTTAGCAGCAGAAAGAGAGAAGAGAGCACTTGCTGAAAAAAATCTTGAGAAAAGATTTACCGGACTCAAAAACTTTGCTCAAAAAATGATTAAACCCATCATGGGTCCTTTTGAAGCCCTGATGAATTTTATTAAGAATATAATTCTTGGCAAAATTGTTCTTGGTATTATAGATTGGTTTGCTGATCCTGAAAATCAACAGAAAGTTCAGTCTTTTATTAGATTCTTAAAGGATTGGTGGCCTGCACTTATAACTGCTGTCCTTTTATTTGCAACACCTCTCGGTGGTATTATTGCAGGTATTGTTTCTACTTTAACTGTTGCTACAGGTAAATTACTTACCTTACTACCAAAATTATTGAAGTTCCTTAAGTCACCACTTGTCATAGGACTAGGACTCTTTACTGCAGGTGCTACCGTGCCTGCATTATTCCCAGAAACTGTAGAGACCGATACAGATAAAAATGTTGATCAATCTGTAGAGGAGAAAGGTGGTCAGGCAACTGCCGATGCTTTAAGAAAAGAGCAAGAAGAACGAGAGAAAAATCAAAATCCATTTATGAGATTCCTTACCGGAACTGTGATGGGTGAGGATGCAGAGAGAAGAAAGCAAATTGAGAGAGCAGAGACTGGACAGGAACCTGTCTATAAAAGCAGAGGTGGATTCATTCCTAGAGGGACTGATACTGTTCCTGCTATGCTTACACCAGGTGAGTTTGTCATCAAGAGAGAGGCAGTTAAAAAATATGGTGTAGATACTCTTACATCTATGAACTCTATGACCAAATCATTACCATCTTATGAGGGTGGTGGTGTTATAGATGAAAGAGAATTTGATGAGAAGGGTGAAAATTATACCACTATTCGAGAACCCTTAGATAAAGAAATGTCTGGTTTACCTGGCATGGGTGGAGGTGGTGGTGGCACCAACGCTTTAACAAATCAGGCAAAAGTTAGAACCATAGGTGCTGTGGTTCGTGATATATTTAATATTTTTAGGAAAAAAGAGATTGATCCACAGACTATTTTAGGTGAAGTAAAAGAATCCTCAGGTCAAAATCTTGCAGGTGCAACTGCTGATAGACAATTAGTCAAAGTGCAACCTGGTGAATATATTCTACCAGTTGATACAGTCACAGCACTTGGTGGTCCAGCAGCACTTGATAAGATAGTTGCACAAACAGATAGTAATTCAACTCCTGCAAAACTTGGGATGAGGAGTGAAAGAATGATTCCTAGTGCTCCTATGAGATCAGGTCCTGTGATTAATGTTGTTCCCATGGAGGCACCCTCTGGTAGTAAAGAGGCAATTGATCCCTCTGGTTCTATTTTACCAAACTTTAGTGCAGGAACTGGTTCAGCAGTTAAAGCAAGATCACTAGGAGTTGTTAGATAATGCCATTACCATTAGCAGGATTAGCAGCAGGGGTAGCTAAAGTTGGCATGGGTGCTGCTCGATTAGGAATGGGCGCTGCTCGATTAGGAATGGGCGCTGCTAGACTTGGTGCTAGGGGAATTAGAGGTGCCTCAGTTGCTAAAAAAATGATGGGTCGTGGGAGAGGTGATGGTGGAGGGGGAGGTAGTGCCATAGTTGCGAGACCATCATCGTCTATTGTGCCAAAACCGGATGAATCAAGTGCGATTGTCAAAGTACCTAAGGCAAAGAGAACTTATGTGCGCTTAGGCATGGAGGGACATCTCATAAACATTAGAGATAATGTGACTGCGATAGATGATTACTTGAAGGGAACAATTGCTGCACAGAAAAAAGAGATTGAAGACAAAAAGAAAGAGGGAAGTGAGCAAAGAAGAGCAAAGCAGGAACAAAAATTAGAAAAACCTAAGAAGAATCAAAAGTTTAATATGAAGGGCATGAAAATGCCAAAGACTGGCATTCTTGATGGCATATTTAATTTTATCGCTAATGTGCTGATGGGTATGTTAGTCCTTAAATTAATGGAGTTTGGTGAGGCAATTGAAAAAAGTGGTGTTCTTCAATTCATAGGTAAAGCAGCAGACTTTGTATTGAAGTTTGGTGGAAAGTTGCTTGATGGTTTGATGTCATTCATAGATAAGGCATATCAATTATATGATGGTCTTGGTGATAAAGTTGCTGAAGTTTTTGGTGAGGATGGTAAGAAAGCATTCGATGATTTCTCATCTGGGTTAAACAAAGTATTGAATGCCACGATTGCTGTGGCATTAGTCGCCGCTAAACTCAGTAGTGGCATGGGTAAAATACCTGTTGACAAGCAAGCAATCAAACAACTCAAAAATGTACCTGGTAAAACATTAAAACAAAAAAAGAAACTTATAAGAAGATTTGCTAGTAGATATGGTAGGAGAGCAGCTGAAAGAAAATTTGGTAAGGCAGCAGTTCAACAATTGGGTGGGAGGTTTGCAAGATCTGCTGCCACTAATCTGGCTAGAAGAACTGCAGTCGGTGTTTTAGGAAAGGCGGGATCGAGACAATTTCTTAGGACTATGAAGAATTATGTTAGTCCTGTTGTTAAAAGAATTCCGTTGGTTGGTGCCTTAATTGATTTTGCACTCAACTATTTTGTATTCAAAGAACCACTTGGAAGAGCAGCATTCATGGCAATTGGTGCTGGTTTAGGCACCTGGATTGGTGGACTACTTGGAACTGCTATCCCAATTCCATTTGTAGGAACTGCAATAGGGTCATTTCTTGGTGCTGCTGGTGGAGATATTTTAGGTGGTGCTATCTATGATATGATTTTTGGTGGACAATCAGAGGACTCTGCTAAGCAGGGAGTTGAGGCACAGGGTGAGGCGACTGGTGATGATCAACCTGCTATGGCACCTGCAGTAAGCACACCGACAGTCACAAAAACCACACCGACAGTTTCTACAGAGAAGCAGGGTAAAGGATCTGAGGCAGCACAAAAACTTAAAAAAGATTTTCCTCAAATTGGAGTTACACAAGATCGACAGATATATGCATCAGGTCTTGGATATTATTTGAAAAAAGTTGGTGCAGGAAGACCAGGAAAGGGTGATTATGGTGACCCACCAGGTGGTGACATGGAGCACCCAGATCATGGTGGTGTTGTTGCTAGTCACAGAGGTCAAGGTCACTATAAAGGTCTTGCACTTGACCTGGGTGCAAATAGTGCTACATCTGGATCCTACACCGATGATCAAAGAAATCTTTGGCCCTTCATCAACAATTATCTCAAGAAGTATGGACTTAATAAGGAACCATTTGTTCCTCAAGTTATTCATGGTCCAGGAGAAAGTTTCTCTCCCAGAAAATCAGATGTCATGGGACCTGATAAAAGTCACCATGATCACTTCCACGTTGAATTTGAAGGTGGTGGATACGTTGGC